GCAGCGATTAACTGCCGAGAAGTTGCTGGGAGCCAGACTACGATCCGGGCTCGGCGGTCGCGGTAGAACAAGGGGAATATAGTGCCAGCAGACACTCACACGGCTGTAGACAAGGACCGTCTCAGGGCGATTATCAGTTCCGAAATAACTCACGCAATGGGGTTCTTGGGTGGAGAGCTTTCGGAGCAACGCAGAACTGCATGGGAATACTATTACGGGGAGCCGTTCGGTAACGAGATCGAGGGGCGCTCCCAGGTAGTCCTGACAGACGTTTTTGACACTGTCGAGTGGGTCATGCCCGCGCTGATGAAAATCTTTGCGGGCGGCGACGAGGTTGTGCGGTTTGACGCGGTAGGGCCGGAAGACGAGGAGCTGGCGCAACAGCAGACCGAGTATGTGAACCACATTTTCCAGAAGGACAATGAGGGGTTCATGATCCTCTACGAGTGGTTCAAGGACGCCCTTATCGCGAAGAACGGAACGCTGAAGGTCTATTGGGACGATTCCGATGTGACCGACAGGGAAACCTATACGGGTATTTCAGAGGACGAACTGGCCCTTCTTTTGGACGAGGAAGGTGCGGAACTTGTTGAGCAGAGGGAGTATCAGCAGGCCGGGACATTCCCCGTCGCCCCCGGAGCGGAGGTTGCGCCGGAGGTCATGGAGACAGTCTATGACGTAACTATTCTGCGCACCCACCCGAACAACAAGGTCAAGATCCACGTCATGCCGCCCGAGGAATTTCTTATTTCTCGCAGGGCAACGGACATCGAGAGCGCGTCTTTCACGGGCCATAGAGTAAGGAAGACGGTGTCTGAACTCATCCAGATGGGTTTTGACAAGGAACAGGTCATGCGGCTTCAGTCTGGGGGTGCTGGAGAGGGAGAATACAACGAAGAAAGAATAGCCCGTTTTGATATTGACGACGAGTTTCCCGACGTTGGCCATTCGATAGACTCCTCCATGCGAGAGGTCTGGATTATCGAGTGCTACCTGAAGGTGGATTATGATGGTGATGGAATAGCGGAACTGCGGAAAGTCACCGTAGGGGGCGATGCGAACCATGAAATCATGGACAACCAGCCCGCAGACGAGATTCCCTTTGTATCGCTAACCCCGATCAAGATTCCCCACAAGTTCTTCGGCTGGTCGGTTGCGGACATGGTGGGGGATTTGCAGTTAATTCGATCCACCATTCTCCGGCAATTGCTGGACAATATGTACGGGGTCAATAACAACCGCTTCGCCGTCATGGAGGGCGAGGTGGAAATGGACGACCTTCTGACAAACCGTCCTTCTGGAATCGTGCGAACCAACCGGCCTCCTGGCGAGGTCTTGATGCCCATCCAGACTCCCACCTTGGGGCAATTCGCCTATCCCTTGCTTGAATTCACCGAGCAGATCAGGGAGACGAGAACGGGAGTCACACGATATTCTCAGGGCCTCGACCCCAATGCGCTGAACAAGACGGCCACGGGGATCAGCATCCTGACGAACAAGGCGGACGAGCGCATCGAGATGATCGCGCGCACCTTTGCGGAGACGGGCGTGAAAGACCTGTTTCGCAAGATTAACCGCATAGTCGTGAACAATCAGGACGAAGAGAGAACGATTCGTCTCAGGAATGAGTGGGTGCCTATCGACCCCCGCTCGTGGAACACCAACATGGATCTCACGGTTAATGTCGGGATCGGCATGGGGAACAAGGAGCAGAAGGCACAGGCCATTGGTGGCATTCTTGGGGTGCAGAGACAGGCCATCGAGTTTCAGGGCGGCGCGCAAGGGCCTCTCGTGACCTTGGACAACCTCTACAACGCATTTCAGGAACTCTCCATAGCCGCTGGCTATAAGAACGCCGATAAATTCTTCACTGATCCTCAAGGGGCTCCACAGCAGCAGAAACCGCCTTCTCCCGAAGCGCAGAAGGCACAGGCCGAGATGCAGAAGATGCAGGCCGAGATGCAAATGAAGCAGCAGGAGATGCAGGCTCAGATGCAAGCGGACCAGCAGAAGACTCAACTTGAGATGGCGAAGGAGCAAGCCCAATTAAAAATGGATCAGCAGGAACACCGGCAGGAGATGGCGCAGGCGCAGGAGAAGTTTCGTATGGAGATGACGATGGAGCAGCAAAAAAATGCTGTGGAAATCGAAGCCATCCGCATGAAAGCGGGTGTCTCTGCTCAAGTGGCAAGAGAACAGTCCAACGCCAAGGTGGCCGCCCGGATGCGTGAAGAGGGCGATATATTAAGAGAGACCACATACGATAGTGACTAGGCGTAAATACGAAGACTATTACGAAGCTCTCCAGAAGCTCAAAGACAAAATGGAGAAACCCCCGAAAGGGGCCAAGCCGGTATCACCGGCATTACCGGAGCCGAAAGATCGGCTCTCAACTGAGGAGACTAGCAATGAAGAAAGGTTACTCTTCGGCGTCTAGCCACACGTCCAATGCCCCCATGAAGGGCGGCGGTCGTCCGGTGAACTGGACCCAGAGTTCGCCGGGGGTTCACAGCGATGGACAGCCGGGTGCCGACGCGCACAAGGCCGCGAACATCGTGATCTCCAGGCTCGACGAGAAAGACGCCGCGAGGCGTTACTAGAGTTGGACGAACACAAACTCATCCGCGAGCGAGAACGCGGAGAAAAAGCCAAACGCCTTCTGGAGAATGAACTTCTCGTAGAGGCGTGGACAAACATCGAGGAAAAACTGATGGTCGAGTGGAGAGCCACTGGGCCTGATGAAATGCCTCGTCGTGAAGACTGCTGGCGAACCCTACGGCTTCTGAACAAGCTGGAATCGGTGTTCAAGACACACATCGAGCGGGGCGAGATAGCAGTCAAAATGATTGCAACCGTCGAAGAGGATGCCAAGCGCAAACGCTTCCACGTTGTATAACGGAGGACCATGATGGCCGACAACCCTGCACCGGGATCGGACTCAACCCCCATTGAGCGAATAGAAGGGCTTTTTGCAGACGACGGGAGCATTCCCAGCGAACAGCCCGAAACCGAGGAAGTCGAGGAAACCGAAGAGGTCTCGGCGGAATCGGAGGAGACCGAACTAGAGCCGGAATCTGAAGAGGAGATTGAAGAATCAACTCTTGAGGTCGAGGCCGACGGTGAGGAAGAGCAGGCACCCGAAGAGCCTGAAGGCGAATCTGATCGCTACACTGTTAAAGTCAACGGTGTGGAGCATGAGGTAACGCTATCAGAACTCACATCGGGTTACTCCCGCGAATCCGATTACCGACAAAAAACGCAAACGCTTGCTGATGAGCGCCGGGCCTTTGAGGCCGATATGGCGACCAAGCATCAGCAGGCTGACGCAGAGGCGCGAGCGAAAATCGAACAGCTTGCGAATCTTTATCAATCCCTTGAATCACAAGGCGAACGGGAACCGAATTGGGACGAGTTGTTTAACACGGACCTGAATCGGTATCAGTACGAAAAGGCAGCCTGGGACAGAAAGACGGAGGCGAAGAAGGCGGCAAACGACGCCATCAACGTCGAGGTCCAGAGACTCCAGGCGGAAAATCAGCAGCGGCTCATCGAGCATGTTGATGGCGAACGTCAGGCATTGATCCGCGTTTTGCCCGACATGGCCGATGACACAAAGGCTACTGATATCAAACGCCGAGTCGCCAACTATCTTCTCAACGAGGGCTACACTCAGTCCGAACTGGACCAGCTCACCGACCATCGCACCTTCATGCAAGCCCACAAGGCCATGAAGTACGACGCTTTGGTCAAGAAAAAGCCCGCGCTTGCAAAGAAGATCAAGGGTGCGAAGAAGATGCTCAAGCCCGGCTCCTCTCCCGAAAAGGGCGAGATGGCCGGCGAGGAACGCCAGCGCCTTCGTAAGCAACTTCGCAGATCAGGTCAGAGTGGCAATCGTGCCGCCAACACGGAAACATTAACGAAACTGTTGGAGGATTACGTCTAACCACTCAGCCGGCCTGATCCAATGGAGACGGCCAAATGGCACTTCCTTCAAGTACCCTTCACACCGGCATACAGATTGGTCGGCGTGAGGATCTGTCGGACGTCATCTATGACATCTCTCCGACAGACACTCCCTTCCTTTCGGGCGTTGCCCGGACGAAGGCCACCGGCATCCTACATGAATGGCAGACCGATTCGCTGGCGACAGCGGCTCAGAACGCCGTTGTTGAGGGTGACGAGGCAACCACGGATGCGGCCACCGTAACCACTCGGTTGTCAAACTCTTGCCAAATTTCGGACAAGGTGCCGCGTATCACAGGCACTGCCGAAGCGGTCAACAAGGCCGGTCGGAAGTCTGAAATGGCTTACCAGGTGTCCAAACGCGCCCGCGAACTGAAGCGGGACATGGAAACCGGCCTTTTGCGCAATGGCGCTGAAGCGACCGGCGACACCACCACCGCCCGCGCTCTTGGTGCCGTGCCCGCATGGGTTACGACCAACTCAAGCGTAGGGACCGGAGGTTCCGATGGTTCTCTTGGTAACACCGCCCGTACCGATGGTACGCAGCGGGCGTTTACCGAGGCACTGTTGAAAACCGTTGTGCAGTCCTGTTGGGACAGCGGCGGTGATCCCGACTGCCTGATGCTTGGCTCTTTCAACAAGCAGGCCGCATCGACCTTCACGGGTAATGCGACTCGCTTCAAGGGTGCCGAGGATGCGGAACTTGTCGCAGCTATCGACGTCTACAATTCAGATTTTGGTGAATTCCAGATCATTGCCAACCGCTTCCAGCGGTCACGCGATGCCTGGCTTCTCCAGAAAGACTTGTGGGCCGTCGCGTATTTGCGCGCGTTCCAGCTTCAGGACTTGTCGAAAACCGGCGATTCAGAGCGCAAGCAACTCCTTGTGGAGTTCTCGCTTGAGTCTCGTAATGAAGCGGGTTCGGGCATCATTGCCGATCTTACCACCTCGTAGTCTTCTGAAAGGAGACAAACCATGAAGCGTTTTCTGGGTTTCTTTCTAGCTTTCGCTATGCTCGTTGGCTTTGCCACGACTGCGGACGCTGGTTGGAACATCGTTCAGAGAGCCGATGGTACGACGGTGTGGCAAAACGGTGATGGAGAGACCACGCCTATCGGCGGCGGTGTCTACACCATTGCGTTTTCTGATTTCAGCACGGCAATCACCAAGTATGTCGCCGTCCATCGTGACGGTCACGTTGACAAGATATACGCGGTGAGCGGCAGCCCCGAAGCTGGAGCAACCGGGGTGGACTCGACGTTTACGGTCTATATCGGGCAGACTTCCGGCGCGGCTAATAGCGGACAATTCAAACTGATTTCTGGATTTTCCGTTACCCTCGCTGGTTTGTCCGACGCGGGCACGAACGAGAGTGACACGATTTCCGGTCCTGATGACTCCGTAACACTCATCGAGAGTGGTGGCGTTGTTGCTGTTCACAGTGACGGCGCTAGCGTTGGTCAAACACCGGCTACCATTACGATTATCATTAACTGATGATCGCAGGAATTGGGGCGGCGATCCTTTTCGGGATCGTCGTCCTGTTCCACCTGGACGGGATGTCGCCGCATCCTGCGCGGTGGGTCGCAATTGCCCTGTTTGCCTTCTTCGGGGCGATTTTATTGAGCAGAGCAAGAAGGATAGAATTTTCCATAACGGACGTGTGCGCGCTCTCATTCGTGGCGTGGGTGGCACTTTCCCTGTTATGGACGTCAGACTTGGGAAGTGGGCTCCTCGCCTTTCAAAACCTTCTTCTGTTGGGTAGCGCCTACTTCCTCTTTTCTCGCATAAAGATGGACTGGCTTATCCCCACCGTCATGGCCTGCATGGTGGGGGCGATTATCCTGGGCTTTCTGAGACCCCTGATTGGAGGGGGCTTCGGAAACCAGAACTGGATTGTCGAGTGGCTATTGATAGCCTGTCCGTTCGCAGTCTGTTTCTCCGTGGAACACAGGGCAAGGGTGTGGGGCTTTACCGGAGCGGCTATTGCCCTCGCAGCGTGGGTTTACTCGATCTGGTTTAACCCATCCTTCACATGGGTTCCCGTACTGAGTTCCATCGTGACGATGTTTCTGATGTACCGGAAGAAGTATTTTCTCGCCGTTTTCTTGGTGGCCCTGGGCGCAAATATCGTGTTGTTCGCTCCCGAAATGGTCGGCGCGGACGCCATGTCGTCCCTGACTTCTCGGCTGGAGATATTTACAAACACGATTTTCCTCTGGGCCGAGTCTCCCGTGTGGGGGCATGGTGCGGGGAGTTTCGACTACAATTATTCAAGGGTACAGGAAGCCCACATGGCCGTGTTCCCGTGGCTGGACACGATCATGCGGCCCACCACTGTCTACGCCGGACAGGCGCATAACGAAGCGTTACAGATTCTATCTGAGTACGGAATTATCGGCCTGACAATCGCGGTCGCCATGTTTCTCAGCCTTGTTGTTGTGCAGCCAACAACGAAGTTGGGAAAGGCGTCCGTGTGGGCCGTGGCTATAGGCGGGACCATCTCAATGATGTCGTTCCCCCTTCAGAATCCTGCCACGGGGTTTCTGATCGCTGCGGCTCTAGGGATATGGTCACGAGACGCGACTAGGAGAAGTGTCAACCTTCCCCGCTTTTCCTTGGCGCTCCCGGCCATATCCCTTTCATTAGCCCTGATAACAGGGACAGTCCTGTGGTCTATGGCCCACAAGGACTTCGGTTACGTTCGCCTGGTTATAGAACACAACCGGCCTCTCGCGCTTCAGAAGAATTGGGACGCCTACAAGAGGTACCCCATAGATCCGATGTTCCGGCGTCAACTGGCGCTTTCCCTGATCGGTCTGGAGTCCCTTGGTCCCGACATTGTCAGTGTCGATGACGCAGCGGCAGAAAAGATATTCAACATAGCCCTCTCGGCGGTGCCCCACAATTCGGCCCTGCTTCTCGCCATTCTTGAGCATCATTTCACCTACGAGAAATGGGAGGGCAACGAAGATCGAATTAACGCCATCCTTGCGGAACTGAAATCAAACGCCCGATTACAGCCCGGAACATGGATTTCCGACGCGATCTGGTCTGCGATACAGGGCGACGAACAAAACATAAGAAACGCTATCAGGACGGGACTTGCTCTTGACCACGCGAGTCCAGCGGCATTAGCCCCGCTCATGGAAATGGCTATCGCACTAAAAATGGAGACAGTCGAATGAAGAAGTTTCTTGCCGCTGTTGCGCTGATCGGATTTCTTTCCGTGCCCGCAATGGCGAACCCGTGGACGGTCACTGCCGTCACGGAGGTTACGGCAGCCACGACGGAGGCGAACAGTAACATTCTAGGCGCGTTCACGAACTTCATCCGCCTGACCCTTGAGGGCCACACCGGGTTCGTTGCGTTTTCAGGAACGCCGTATTCAGGCGCGCTGTCCATCTACATGCCCAACAGCGACCCGCAGATATTCAAGGTTCCCGGCAATGCCATCATCGGCGTTAGCACAGACGAGGGGACGGGGCGTCTCTATATCGAGGAATTGTCCCGGTAATTTCATGGACGATTTTGAGCTGTTTGATCCCATCACTCTGAATATGTCGATCTACGAGATTGAGGGGGAATACAAGCTGGTCATGGAATACACGGGTTTCTCATCAGCGGAGGAGGCGACCCACTGCGGCCATTCCCAGGCCGAAGCGATGGTCATGGTGAGAACGGGTCTCCACTCGATGTCGGAGGTCATTCATTGAAGCGGATAGGGCAACCTCTCTACGACGCATGGGGCGTGGTCAGGACAACAGTATATTACGACGAAGAGACGGACACGATGGCCCACCACCACGAGCAGGACGTGGAAGCTATCGTCGAGAATAATAAGCGGCTACAGAACCTCAACGACGGTTACTCCCCCTCAAGAGAGCTGAAGAGAGTCGGCTCAATCCCGTTACAGGTCGCTGAGAAGTGGAGGATCGAAGCGGGGCTAGGGGTGGAATTCTGGCAGTGGCCAAAGAAGGAACAGAACGCCTTTTTTCTCAAGCGTCTGCGCTCTTCCGACAATAGGCATTTCAGGACCGCTGACAAGATATGAGGCAGGTCGCAGTCGTCGGGCAATCCCTTTCAACCCACGATCAGGCACCCTTTGAAGACCCCGAATGGGAAGCGTGGGGTCTGCCGTGGGACAGAGGGTATTGGGTGCATTACGACCGAATGTTCGAGATGCACGACAGAACATTACTGGAGAAGCCCGAAGCGAAGAGAGACGGAGACTACTGGGAAAAGCTCCAGGAAGCGTGGGTGCCCATCTACATGCAGAGGAAATGGGAAGATATACCGACCTCTGTGGAGTTCCCCATTGAAGACCTCTTGCAGACGGTATTCCACAACTTCCCGCGCCGCAATTGGGTCCAGTATCAGAAGGATTGGTACAACTCGTCGCCCACATACGCCATTGCTCTCGCGATTCACGAAGACGTGGACAGAATTGGGCTCTGGGGTATCGACTGCCCGAAAACCAACGCAGCAGATTACACCTACCAACTCCCGAACCTGAACTGGATCATCGGATACGCAATGGGCCGGGGGATCGACATTTACATCCCCGAGGGTCCGACCGAACTCCTGAAACACCAAGGCGAGGGCATCCCTTTGGGTGACATGCACCCGACTTACCCTGAACGATACGGATATGTTTGATGGCAATTAGCACATACGGACAGCTCAAGACCGCCGTAGATAACTGGCTGGCGCGTACAGACCTGTCTTCGCGTGTGCCTGAGTTCATTGCGGGCGGGGAAACGATGCTGCGCCTCGACCTTCGTATTCGCCTCATGGAGACTTCTTCGACTCTCACGACAACGGCCTCAACCCGCACCGTGGCCCTGCCTACGCGCTTTGAGCAGTTGAGAAGCATCTATATCTCGGGCGATTCAGGCGGCTCCCTGGAATTTATGTCTGCACCGGATTACTGGACGAAGTTCCGGGCCACCACCACGGGTCGGCCCTCCGTCATTACCATTGAGGGCGACAATATCCTGTTCGGCCCCGTGCCTGACTCCGCTTATTCGGTCCCGGTCAACTATTACCAGTCCCTTGCCGCCTTTTCCTCAGACACGGATAACAATGCTCTGCTGACAAGGGCACCGTTTGCCTACCTCTACGCCTCTCTTCTCCATGCTGCGCCATTTTTGGGAGACGACCCGAGAATATCCTTGTGGGCCAATCTCTACGAAGACCTTGTGGACAGACTT